GTGCTATCGGTGACGGTGGGTCACACATCCTGCATAACGAGCCATTTGATCACGTTCCGTTTGCTGTTGTTAGCCCGATTTTGATGCCTCACCGACTTATTGGACGAAGCATTTACGATATGACTGAGGATTTACAGGTCATAAAGTCCACATTGATGAGACAGTATCTCGACAGCGTGTACACAAGCACACTTCCACGAATGGTTGCTGTTGAAGGTCAAGTTAATATTGATGATTTGCTTGAAGGCACGGCTGGCGGTATTATTCGCGCTCGTCAGCCGGGTATGGTGCAAGCTATTACAGGCACCCCTGTAGGCGGTGAAATACGGCCTTTGATGGATTATCTTGACAACATTAAAGAGCAGCGCACAGGTATGAGCAAGGCATCACAGGGCTTAGATGCCAATGCGTTGCAGTCTACAACAGCTAGTGCTATTAGCGCGACTGTCAGAGGCGCACAGGTCAAACTAGAAAGTTATGCTCGTACAATGGCTGAAACAGGTGTTAAGGATTTGTTCCGTGGCATTCTGCACTTAGTTACTAAGTACGATAACAAGCCGCGTATTGTGCGCTTGCGTAACAACTTTGTTCCAATTGACCCGCGTGAGTGGACTAGCGAGTATGACGTTGTTGTGCAGGTCGGTCTTGGAACGGCTGATGATGAGCAGAAGATTGCGTTTTTGACGCAAATTGCTGGTAAGCAAGAGCAAATCTTGCAGCAGTTAGGGCCAAACAATCCTGTTGTTACAATGTCTCAGTACGTTAATACACTTCGCAGCATTGCCGAAATTGGTGGTTTTAAAGATGCTGATCAGTTCTTCAATAACTCTCAGCAGATTATGATGTCTGAGCAGCAGCAAGCACAGACACCGCCGCAACCATCTCCAGAGCAAATGCAGATGCAGCAGCTTATGCAGCTTGAGCAGCAAAAAGCACAGGCACAGCAAGCACTTGACCAGCAGAAAGCTGAAGCAAATATTGCTTTGCAGCGTGAGAAAATGGAGCAAGATTTACAGTTGCAACGTGAAAAAATGGCTATGGAAATGGAACTACGCCGTCAAGAGTTGCAAGCAGAAGCAGAGCTTCGCGTGGCTAAGGCTGTAACAGATTCACAGATTTCTACTAACTTGCCGAGGGTGTAATGATGGCTAAACGTAAGAAGATGCAAGATCAGAATCCACCACGGCGCGTAGAAATTCGTGGGCAAGATCACCTACTAGCCTACATTACTCCAGAAGAAGCGCAGATGCTTATGGACAACGGCGGTGCCGGTAAGCCGGGGCCAATGGGTATCCCTGCGTTTTACAGCGATGACGATGATATGTTCGCTGGTGAGGCTATGGAAAGTTTTGAAAGCGATTATGGCGGCGGCGGCAGTGACGATGATTCACCAGAGCCAGTCCGGCAAAGCCAGATAACCGGCGGCGAAACCCTTTACACATCAGGCTCTCCTACTCTGTCTGTTGGTACAGCTTCACAGGCGTTGGGGAATGTGGGTGGTGATCGTACTGTCGGTGGCCTCACAAGAGCGCAATACAATGATATGCCTTTTTACATGCGCGAGCTTTTAGACACTAAGTCACCATTATTCACTGGTGCTTATAATTATGAATTTGGGCCAAAGAACAGAGTGACTGGGTTCTACGGCCCAAGCCTCGCGGGGAAAATGCCCGGAGTTGGTGGCTTGCTTAGTAACTTGTACGAAAGGTTTTTAGGGCCGCCTATGACTGAAAGCGACTTAGCTATGAGGTCAGTCTACACAGGTTTTGGCGCAGGCAATCAGTTAGATGGCGGCCGCGACGGATACGAAGAAGTTAAGCCAGTGAACCCAGAGACCGGCCAATGCGATGAGGGTTATATGTTTGATGAGGACTTACAAGCTTGTCGGTTAGATACAGGCGGTAGTGCAGTATCGGGAGAAGTAGGCACAACATTTGCCCCCGGCGCATACGCTCGTATGGGGTTGCTTGACCAAGCTCCTACAGGATTGCTACAAGCTAGTGGACAGCCTTATGATTTTAACGAAGCCAATAAGGCGTTTAGAATGGCAACGGCCACCCGGCCAGAGTATTTTCAAGACCCATATGATTTGACAGGATACACGCTACTAGGATGAATGAAGGTAAAGCTAGAGAAGATATGGCTCGTGCTGATAAAGCCGAAGCCGTACTTAGAAACGAAATATTCATTGAGAGTTTTCAGTATTTAGAGGATGAGTTTACGAAAGCGTGGAAGCAAAGCTCATTAAAAGACACGGACGCACGAGAGCGTTTGTATATGCTTTGCCAGAACTTAGAAACATTAAAAGGCTACATACACAAAGTAGTCGAGGATGGAAAAATGGCAAAGGCGACTCTACAAGAGTTGCATAATCGTCAACAATTTGAGAAAAGGAAGTAATTATGTCCGACAATCCGCAAGGAACCGGCAATTTTTCAGTAAATGATGCAATTAGCCTTCTAACGACCCCCGAGCCGGACAAGGTTGAAGAAGAGCGACAGGAAGCAGAAGCTTCCGAGCCGATGGAGACAGAGGCCGAAATCACGGAAGAGGATACTCAGCCAGAGGCTGAATCCTACGAAGATGACGAGGATGATGTTGATGATGTCGATGAGTCTGATGAAGACGATGACTACGAGGATGACGAAGAGGAACCTCAAGAACAGTTCTATAAAGTCAAAGTAGACGGCGAAGAACTAGAGGTCAGCCTTGACGAAGCCCTACAAGGTTATCAGAGACAGAAGACTTTTACAAAGCGTAGTATGGAGATTGCGGAGCAACGCAAAGCTGCCGAGAAAGAGGCGGCAGAAGCAAAGCAAGCTCGTGATTATTACGCACAGCAACTTGAGGTTGTGGCACAGCAGATTAGTCAGACAATTCCACAGGAACCTGACTGGGTCTCATTAGCAAAAGAGGTTACAGCGGAAGAGTACAACGCAATTAGAGCAGAGTACGACAGCCGTATGACTAACCTCGCAAGAGTGGAGCAAGAGCGACAGGCAGTCGCTCAACAACAGGCCGCAGAGCAAGAAGAGGCGTTGAAGAAACATCTCGCCGCTCAAAGGTCTGAAATGCTGGAGCGTATTCCTGCTTGGCGGGATGATGAACGCAGAGATACAGAGCGTGTTAATGTTATTAACTATGCTCGTAGCGTTGGCTTCAGTGAGCAAGAAGTGGCACAGGCAACAGACGCTCGTGCAGTAGAACTTCTTTACAAGGCGATGCAGTGGGATAATCTTCAGAAGAAGAAACCCAATGCTAAAAAACGCACAAAGCAAGCTCCTAAAATGGCTAAAGCTGGTCAGCCACGGTCTAAGAAACAAGCTGCTAGTCGTTCGCGGCAGCAAGCTATGGGAAGGCTTAATAAAGAGCGTTCAGTAGATGCAGCCGTATCATACTTGATGGGCAATAAAACTTAGAAGGAGTTTTCAAAATGGCCACATTCACAACCACTCTCGCTGTCGGAGAAAAAGAGCAGCTAGCAGATGTGATTTATCGCATTGACCCAGATGAGACACCAATCTTTTCTGCACTCAAGAAAGAAACCTCAAACGGTATCTTTACTGAGTGGCAGGTTCAAGAATTGGCTGCCGCATCAGCCACCAACTACGTCAATGAAGGCGCAGACGCCAGCATCGGCACACCCACAGCTACTACTCGTCTGGGCAACTATCACCAGATTTCAGTAGCAGCAGTCGCTGTATCAAAGACACTTGATGCAGTCGAGAAAGCTGGCCGTGACCGTGAACTGGCATACCAGAAGGTACTGAAATCATTGGAACTTCGCCGTGACATCGAAAAATCAATCGGTGACACAGACGTTGCTCGTTCTGGCTCAGACCCTCGTAAGTCAGCATCACTTTCTTGCTGGATGACAAACGGTTCAGTTGGTGCAACAGCCGGTGCTTTTGGCACAGGTGACGGCACAGACACCATCACAGGTGGTGATGACCGTGCGCTTTCACTCGCCCTCATCGAAGACGCGATGCAGGACGCTTGGACAGACGGTGGCAACCCAAAGATGATGGTTTGTTCAGCAACAAACCGTGCAAACTTCTCTGACCTGACTTCAGCTTCAAACTTGGTAAACAACCAAGTGAATATGACTCAGGCAAAAGAAGTAACCTACGTTGGTTCAACATCAGTCTTTTTGACTGACTTTGGCACCATCGAAGTTGCTCCATCACGCTTTATGGGCAATGACCGTGCGTTCTTGATTGACCCAGATTTTGCTTCTCTTTGCACCATCAATGGTCGCAACTTTGCAGAGAACGAAATTGCGGCAACAGGTGACGCAGAGAAGTTCCAGATTGTGACTGAGTGGGCTTTGAAAGTACAAGCTCCAAAGGCACACGCTGGCATCTTCGACCTGTCAGGTTCCTAAGTAAAATAGAGGGGGCGGGTTTACCGCCCTCTCTTTCCATTAGGGGTTAAAATGAAAAGATTACTTACATCCGATAAAGCTACTGGTAAGCAGACTTATATGCGCCAGGATTCTGATGGCTCTACCTTTATTGAGAACACGCAGAACTTTGACACGCTTATGAAGCTGAACAAACAGATGGCTGATGATTGGCGTCAGGGGCAGCTTACCGGCACTCAGAAGCACGTTCAGCATATAGCAGAAATACCCAATGTAGTGTATCATCACCTACTGAAGACGCTGGGTAAACCTAGCGAAAACCCGAAGGCTTGGAAGGCTTGGCTGAACAACAGCGAGAACCGAGACTTCAGAACTGGCGGCGGTAACATTTAATGGCTATAGCATCTTACGCAGACCTGCAAACCGCAATCGCAAACTTCTTAGCTCGTAGCGATTTAACGGCTCAGATTCCTGATTTCATTCAGCTTGCCGAAGCTCGTATTAATCGTGAGCTAGAAACTCGTGAGCAAGAAAAACGTGTGCAAGCAGCACTGACTGCTGGAGATGAGTACATAGCATTGCCGACAGATTTGCGTGAGGTTCGTGAGGTTAAGCTACTTACTAGCCCCTTGACGGTGCTTCAGTATGCGTCACCGACAGGTCTGGATACTCAGTATTCAAGCAACGGATTTGGTAAGCCGCTTGGTTACAGTATTGTTGGCAAAGAGATGAAACTACGTCCTGTGCCTGATTCTGCTTATACAGCAGAAATCCTTTATATTGGAAATGTAGATACGCTTTCGGCTGTCAGCACACCTGTCTTGTTTTTTAGGTCTCCTGACATTTACCTTTATGGTGCTTTGACTGAGGCATATGTTTACCTTCTAGATGAGACAAGAGCAGCACAGTATGACGAAAAGTTCACTCGTGCTATAAATGAGGTTCGTATGGACGAGGAGCGTTCACATTACGGCACAGGGCCATTACAAACCAAGTCTGTCTATTTGCGGCAGAATACAG